TAGCGTTAGTGCAGCAGGCTAACAACCAAAAGGTCATTGCTGCACGTAATGGCGTATACTACATAGGCAACGCCATTGATGCTACACCTACATGGACTTCTCTTGCTACAGCACCTAACACTACCTTTACTAAGGTAAGACAGGCACGATACAACTTCAATAACGTATACCAGATATGCTTTGTTGATGGTATAAACTTCCCTGCATACTTTGATCGTACAGCAGGTACATTGACGCACATGACAAGTTCAGCAACTAATGATGCTGTAGAGGGTGCTAGTCATGTTTGTATGTTTAAGAGTACGCTCTTCTTTGGTGTAGGTACAGAGCTAGTCTTTACAGCGCCATATAGTGCAGATGACTTAAACCCAGCTAACGGTGCTGGTAGTATAAGTATTGGTTCAGAGATAACAGGTCTTATTGTATTTCGTGATCAGCTTATCATCTTTGCTGTAGATAAGATCATGCGTATCACAGGTACTAGCGCAGCAGACTTTTCTATGAGTGCTGTGACAGAAGACTTGGGATGCTTAAGTGCTGATACTATCCAAGAGGTAGGCGCAGATGTTATGTTCCTTGGCCCTGACGGTTTGCGTACACTAAGTTCTACAGACCGTATTGGTGACTTTGGTATTGATGTTGCATCTAAGAACATTAGACCTACAGTAACTAAACTACAGGACTACGCTGCTAGTTTTAGCAGTACTGTTATTCGTAGTAAAGCTCAGTACAGATTGTTTGCTTATGTAGACAGTGAACGTGATAGTGTTGCTAAGGGTGTGCTAGGCACTAAGTTTATTGACCAAGGGGGTCAAGGCTTTCAGTGGGCTGAGCTTAAAGGCTTTAAAGTATACATTGCAGACTCTCAGTTTATTGGTGAGGATGAGTATCGTATCTTTGCTAATAATGATGGCTACGTGTATAACTTAGATGTAGGCACTAGCCGTAATGGATCTGCTATTGATGCTATCTATGAATCACCTTATATGCCTATTAATGACCCTCAAGTACGTAAGACTTTCTATAAGTTGAACTTTTACATTAAGCCTTTTGGTGCTATCAATATAACTGCAGGTATTAAGTTTAACCAAGGCAGAACAGGGTATATTCAGCCACCTTCGTTTCAGATTGTACAGACGGGTGGTGTGGTCGGCATCTATAGTGATAACACGTCTACTTTTGGCACTGCTGTGTTTGGTGCGCCTAGAACGCAGAACTACCTTAACCAAGTTATTGGCTCTGGTGAAACAGTAGCGATACGTATTGAAGATAATAGTGATGATGCAGCATTCCTATTAGACACAGCACTCTTTGAGTATGCTACAGATGATAGACAGTAAGGAAAACTGATATGGCAGGTTATACACGCCAAGACACAGCTAATAACATTGCTAACGGCAACGTAATTGATGCTGATGACTTTGATAATGAGTTTAACGCTATTGATGCAGCGTTCAATAATTCTACAGGACACGTACATGATGGTACGGCTGAGAATGGTGCGCCTATTACAAGGCTTGGCCCTGTACAAGATATTATAGCTACAGCTACTCTGCTACGCCCTAAGACTACAAATGTAATTAGTTTGGGTACTGATGCAGTTCGCTATAAAGATCTGTTCCTTGAAGGTAACGCTGACGTAGATGGCACAGTAAACGTACAGGGTGCTACTACACTACAGGACACCTTAGCTGTAACAAGTAACGCTACTATTGGTGGTAACCTTACTGTAACTGGCAATGCTACTATTGCAGGCAACCTTACCTTCGGTGATGCAGCTACTGACACCGTTAGCTTTGCTGCTGATGTAAACTCTAACCTACTACCTGCTACAGATGATACGTATGACTTAGGTGCTGTAGGTTCTGAGTGGCGTAACCTCTATATTGATGGTACAGCTAACATTGACACTGCTGCAGTAGACACTGCTAATGTAGGTACTTTAAATGTTACAGGTAATGCTGATGTAGACGGTGACCTTACTGTTACAGGTAGTATTAATGCATCTATCTCTGGTGTGGCAGCAACAGCAGATGCTCTTACAACAGCACGTACTATCACCCTAGGCGGTGATGTATCAGGTGCAGCTAACTTTGATGGCTCCTCTAACATCACTATTACTACAGTCATTGCTGATGATAGCCACAACCACACTATCGCTAACGTAGATGGGCTACAGGCTGCACTAGATGCTAAACCAGATGGGTTAAGTGATCTAGGCGTTACAGCACTTTCTACAGAGCTTAACATCCTAGATGGTGTTACTGCTACAACTGCAGAGCTTAACATTCTGGATGGAGTAACAGCCTCTACAGCAGAGTTAAACTTTGTAGACGGTGTAACATCAAATATACAGACACAGCTTGACGGTAAACTTACAAGCTTTTCATTAGAAACTTACACTGGTGATGTTGACATTGATGGTGAACTTATAGTATCATCCTATAATGAAACATACCAAGCTGTTTCTTCATCCGGTGGTAGTACAACGATTAACTGTGAAGCAGGTAACGTATTTAGTAACACACTAAGTGAGAACACTACGTTTACCTTTAGTAATCCACCTGCAAGCGGTACAGCGTATGGTTTCTCTTTGAAGATTACACAGGATGCTAGTGCTAGTGGTTATACTGTAACATGGCCTGCTGCTGTAATATGGCCTAGTGCTGACCAGTATGCATCTACAGGTGCTCCACAACTTACAGGTACAGCATCTGCAGTAGATCAGTTTGTGTTCTACACATATGATGGTGGTACTACTTGGCAAGGCTTCACAGCAGGGTTAAACTTAGGGTAATATAGAATGAGCAATATTAAAAAGCTAATGATGTCTGCCGCTGGTGGTGCTGGCCTGAACGTAGAAGAAGTTTTCAGCACTTATCTTTATGAGGGTAATGGTTCCAACAACACTAGGTCAATCAATAACGGTCTTGATCTTGCAAATGAAGGTGGGATCATATGGACTAAAAACAGAGAGCAAACCGGAGACCACGTTATCTTTGACCCTCAAGTGTTTCCTGATGGCGACCATTGGATTTACGTCAATCTAAGTACGGCACCTCAAGATATGGGGTCTCGCATTTTTGATACCACATCAACAGGGTATCAGATTTCAAATGACAACAATCGTTATAACGCCAGCGCCAGAGATTACGTCTCTTGGTCGTTCAGGAAGGCTCCTAAATTTTTTGATGTGGTCACTTGGAACGGCAACAACCAATCTACTCGCAATATATCCCACAACTTAGGCTCTGTTCCGGGTGCTATGATCGTGTCTGGATACACTAACGCAGAAGATAGATGGGTTTATCACCGAAAGATGAACCCTTCTGCACCACAAAACTATGCCGCAAAGTTGCACGAAAATGGCGGCGTGTCTACAGAGGACCGTTGGAGGCAGACGGCTCCTACAGATACACAGTTTACTGTTGACACTGATTTAAACACATCGGGAAGAAGTTACTTTGCCTACCTCTTCGCTCACAACGATGGTGACGGAGGGCACGGCCCTGACGGCCAGCAAGACATCATTAAATGCGGTTCATTTACTACAAATAGCAGCGGTATTGGAGAAGATGTAAATTTAGGCTGGGAGCCTCAATGGCTTTTGGTGCGGTCTATAACTTACGGCGATTGGAAGTTAGTAGATACCACTCGTGGTTATCCTGCATATAAACAGGGTAATAGCGCCACTCAAAGATTAGAGGCAGAAGACACGGCAAGTGAAGCTACACAAATTTATGGAGGCATCCTTTCCAATACGGGTTTTAAAATACAAGACAACGCCAACACCACCTATATGTACATAGCAATTCGCCGTGGCCCTATGGCTGTGCCTGAAGATGCGACTGAGGTGTTTGATCCTATAGCGGCAAACAATAGTGCTGGGACATTTAACACTACAGGCTTCCGTGTAGATTTTCAAATAATGCGCCCGTACAATGCCACTAGATCTACCTTTGTTAATGATCGTATGCGTGGTGTTGAGACTTTATCTACACAAACAGGCACTTCTGGCCCTTACCTTTTAACAAATACTGCTGCCTCAGAAGTCAACAATTACATGACAATGGGCTGGACCAATGATGGTTTCAGAACTGCGAGTGGAGGTTATCCTAGTGACCCTGTAGTTTACTACAACTTGAAGAGAGCGCCTAACTTTTTTGAGATGGTTACTTACACGGGAAATGCACCCGCACGGACAATAAACCTCGGATTAGGTTCAGTACCTAAGATGATGTGGATAAAGTGTAGAGACGGCGGCGAGGAATGGTGTATATATCACTCTGGAGCAGGTGCAACAAAGTTTTTAACCCTAAATCAAAACTATGGAACGCAAACTTCTTCAGACAGATGGAATAACACAACTCCGACTGACACGCAGTTTTCACTAGGCAACCATAGAGAAGTAAATAGAGATGATAACATCTATATAGCATACTTATTTGGAGAGGTAAGTGGCATATCTAAAATGGGTTCTTACACGGGTAACGGTCAAGCGCAGGTTATAGACTGTGGTTTTACAGCAGGTGCTAGGTTTGTGATGATTAAGCGTACAAACACCACTGGCGATTGGTACTACTGGGATGTTGAGCGTGGTATTGTTACGGGTAGTGAGTCAAGGCTTGCGTTTAATCTTGATGCAGCTGAAGTAACCAACACAGACTTTATTGATCCAAACAACAGTGGCTTTGCGCTTCAAGCTGCTTATACAGCTGTCAATAATTTAAACGATGAATACATCTTCTACGCAATCGCATAACTGCATACGCAATATAATCAAGGTCATACAAGGAGTATCAACTAATGACTGAATATCGTGATCGCACAACTGGTGAGCTTAAATCTCAAGGCCAGTTACGCAAAGAAAACCCTAATATGTCTATGCCTAAAGTATGGACTAGCGATGTGTTTGACGCACTGAATGTGGACCCTGTGCTTCGTGCGCCACAACCTACAGATGGCGTAGGTGCATACCAGTTAGTGCGCCGCAATGGTGTCGTACAGGATGCAAATAGCAACTGGGTTGAGGCATGGCAGATTGGTGACATGTTTGTTGACACGACTGAGGATGGTGTAACAACCACCAAGGCTGAACATGAGGCAGCATATCAGCAAGATTTAGATGACAGTGCCGCAGAAAGTAATCGTGCCGAGCGTGACCAGTTCATTGCTGAGACTGACTGGTGGGCATCATCTGACTTGACTATGACTGCTGAACAAACAGCGTATCGCCAAGCACTGCGTGACATCACCAGCCACGCCAACTGGCCTCACTTGGACGAGGCTGACTGGCCTACTAAACCGTAAGGATAGCGCAAATGCCGTTAACCAAACTTCAGTTCCAGCCCGGTATCAATAGAGAATCCACCTCGTATAGCAACGAGGGTGGCTGGTACGATATGGACAAAGTGCGGTTTCGCATGGGTTATCCCGAGAAGATTGGTGGATGGACAAAGCTGGGTATTAAGTCTTTTCTTGGTTCGTGTCGGGCATTACATTCGTGGAAAACGATTGCTCTTAATAATTATATAGGTCTTGGAACTAACGATAAGTACTACATCGAAGAGGGTCAGGGCTATTACGACATTACTCCTATCAGAGAAACGACCTCGGCAGGGGATGTAACTTTTGCCGCATCGGATGGCT